TCTGCGGTGGGCGCGCCAGGCTCACCAGGCTTGCGGGTGCGCTCTACCGGGCGCCCTTCCCGACGTTGCCGAGCTTGCCGTTCCTGCTTGGCAAGAATGTTTGCGTACAGTCCTGCCTTGCTCATTAGACGTAATCGCTGAACAGGCCAACGACGGCCATTGAGGAGTTACCGCTGCAAGTGGCGGTGATCGCGCCCTTGGTGGCGACGTTCAGCTCAACGCTATATACGCCTGCGGTGGTCGTGGCCGGGAAGCTCACCAAGGTCGTGTTGCCGTCTTTAAGGATGGCCGACGCTTCGGTGTTCGATGCGACATTGACAACCACTCGCTGGATGTACGCGCCAACCGATCCGAAGGCGGTCGTGGACGTAGCGGCCACGGCGACGTAGTTATACCGAGTGGGGGAAAGGGTACTCATATCCGCGCTCTCCTCGACGTCTGTCGATCGTGGACTGCCCACATATCGTTCAGCGTCACCGTATTCTGTGGCCCAACCATGAGCGGTTTTGGCTCCAATGTTGGGGACTTGTCAGCGACCTCGCTCCATGATACCGCAAGCATTCGGAATGCGTCACTAGGGTGTGATGTCCAATCGTGCCGCGGTGATTGCCGGAATGCCTTTTTATCTTCGTCATACTCGCGCTGGTATTGGCACAGCGCCTCGATGCCATCACGGCATCTTTCTGCGTCAAACCACACTCGAGGCAGCGTCATGCGTACTGCCTGGATGCCGTTTTGCAAACCAATGTCCGGCACCACAGCAAGTTTGCCGGCGCCGAGATAAACCGCCAGCTGCTCAATGATGCTGCGGCCCGTCTGTAGGCTCTTGGCCCTGGCGTCATGCGGCAGGTAATGCTTGGCGTATTTGTATGGCTTGCTCTCGACCGCCTCGGCGATGTCGTGGATGTCAGCACCCGACACGGCGTAGAAGTCAATGCAGCGGATCTCACCGCGCGTGACCTGGTAGAACCATATCGCGGTGTCGTCTCTGAAACCGAGATCCCAACTTGTATACACAGGCAGCTCGGGATCGTATGGCACCCGCGTGATGCGGCCCTGATCCTCTGCCTGACGCATTTCTGAACCGTAAAAAGCACCGAGGAGGGCAGCCGAGAAGCTGCATTCATACTCCTGCTGGTATTGATCCTCGGTCAATTGCGCTTGAGCGGCGGCCAGCTCTGTCGCCGGGAGAATCCCGCTGGTTGAGGCGGGCAAGCGCAGCAGGAACCACTCGCTAGGGTTTCGAGTGGCTAGTTCGTAGATGTCATAAAACTGGTTGCGCCCCTTTGGCGTACCGCCGAACACGCACCATCCGTTTTTATCACTCAAGGCGGGGCGAATGACGTTACCCCAAACGCTCGGTTTCCAATCTCCATATTCGTCAGCGTATACCCCCGAGTAGCCCATTCCGCGCATGGCATCTGCGTTGTCAGCTCCGAACAAGCGGATCTGGCTACCGTTGATGAGCGTGATAGTCAGTTCCTGCTCGTTGACCGATTGGATGATCGGGTGTGCGCCATCCTTGAAGTATTGCCATGCCACGGCCTTGGCCTGGGATCGATACGGTGCGACGTAGGCAAACAGGCCATACGGCCCCTGGTACATGGCAGCAGCGCGGATCATGTCGTTGACGGCGGCGACCGTCTTACCTGCGCGGCGGTGCGCGACAAGGCAGGCCCAGCGTTTAGTGCGCTCATGGAACGGCATGAACGCTTTGCGTGGGCGGTAGGGCAGGATTATTCGGGAGCCATCCATCCGATCTGTACCTTGACCGGGCCGTTGTCCTGGCCGGTGATCTCTTGCCGTGCCAGCTTCGGAACGTGGTACTCGAGCAGGGTGCTAAAGCAGTCAAAGGCAGCCTGTGGCCCCTTCTCCTCCGCGATCTGATCTAGCCACCCTTGGAGGCGGTCTGCATTCCCGTCCACGAATGCCGCTATCGCCTCTCTGGCGGCCTGTGTGGCTTTGTTGGGGCTGCCCTTACGGCTACCGCCCCCTGTTTTTTTGCCTTTTGCCATCGCTTTTTATCGCTCTTTGCGATCAATTCGTTTCATCGTTGCTGTGATAAACTGAAATTTATGCCTTTGGATCAATACAGTTTGCAAATTGTGTGTCAAAGCACATTTGAAAAGCCGAGCCTTCTTCAAGAGGGTTCGATTGAAGCTGAATTTGAAAAGCATCGTGCGCGTTTTGCTCGACAACCTTTTGATTTGACGGAAGAAAACCGACGCCGAGGTTGGGCCGCTTTCAAAGTTTGGCACCAAACCGAACGAGAGCGAGCTGCCGAGTATCTGGCTCACATTCCTCCTAATTTTTCAGACTGATATTGTTTGTATGCTTCTGTTCCGACCGGCGTCAACAGCATGATTGACAAAAGTGTTGCATCGCCTTTTCGCAAACGCCGTTCCATTTCTTCTACAGAAATTCCTAAAAATTTGGCTTTGTCAGCGATCAAATCATCAAATTGATCTGCATACGATTTACTCTCGCCGCGGATTGCTGACCCTTTGAATTTCTGACCGAACAACTCTGACTTTTTCTTGATCGTTTCGCGGATGCCCGTCCAAACGTCTGCGCTGTAGTCTCTTGGGCTGCGCTTTGCTGCCGCAGCGGCTTCCGATACAGCAGTTTTTAGTGCTTCATAATCGGCGCCTGCCTCCACAATACCTTCGGAACTTGCCGTGAAAATTCCGCGGGTTGGATCTTCTGCGATACGCGCCCAATGGCGATCAAGGACGACGGCTGTCGGATCGCCCATCAGAGCCATCGCTTCTTCCCGAACTTTGTTCTTTTGTAGTCCACCCAGGTTTCCCTTTTCAGACTGACGCAAGTTAGCGGCTCTCGAGCTTTCCATGCCGATTTTGCCGCCTTCTTTACGCGACATTTGGCCTGGCGGTATGCGGTAATCCGGCTGAATGATCGGTTCTTTTTTGATAAACCGACGCATATATTCGCTCATCGTCTGCAAGTTTTCTCGAGGCTGCGCGTTGGGCGCAGTCGCCGCAATGAATCCGGCGAGTTTGTCGAGGTTTTCGGGGCCATACACACGCTCGAATGATGATCCGTGCATATCCCACCATTCTTTGTTCATGTGCTTGGATAGATAATCTCTTCCAATTGACGCCATTTCATCCATACGGCCAGCAAATTCGGGCGATTGGATAAATTGACGCCAGTTGCCTACGGGGAAAGACGCGCCTTCGCCTACGTTGTAACCAGCAAGTTGCCCCGTGCGTTCGCCAAATTTCGTAGCCTTGCGAATTTCGGTAGGTTCAAATCGTCGGGATACGTCCAGGTAGGTTTTGCCAGATTCTGGATCTGACCAAGTTCCCAGAAAATTCTCCGGCTGGCCAAGGGCCGCTTCATTACGTTTTACAAAATTACCCAGCTGGCTTTGTGTTAACGGCTGCCCTGACTCCAAAACCATGTTTCGCGGATCGACGTTGGCGTATTTGCCCATCATCAACCCTTCTTTCGGGGTCGCGCCTGTTGGCAAATTGACCGAATAACCGCCTTTTTGTGTTGCTTCAATAATTGATTCGGGAGTTGATTCTGCTGACTTACCTAACAACTGCGCGATGCGCTCGGCTTTTGATAATTTAACCAATCCGCCGACAACCGGCGCTGCTGACAAAACCGCCAAACCTTTGCCAACAACGTCGCCTTCTCGATCGGCGCGAATGTAATCTCGCCCTGCTTGAGGGTATTGCAACGGGGTAAACCCTGCCGCGATATCTACTGCGACGTCGCCAGCGTCGGTGCTTTGTGGCTGATCAAGGCTTGTTAATCGGCGAGTAGTTTCCGACGCGCGTTGACCAATCTGTCCGAAACTTGGGCCACGCTCTCCCTCTGCGCCAAATCTCTGGCCGTAATCATCTGGAGCCATTATCGGCACTTGATTTACCAACCTATTTCGCATTTCCTCGATATAGGCCAGCGCGTCAGCAAGACGATTACGGGGTTTTGCCATTATTTGAAACGCTCCAGCTTGTAAATCAGCGTTGTAATCTCGGCAACGATTTCGTCCACAATGTTTTGCAGGTCAGTTTCCTGCGGTAAGTCGCCTCGAATACCTTTTACAAACGTCAGCAGGCTATCGGCGTATTTTTTCGCGTCCGATTGAACCTTAAAACCTTCGGGATAATCCGCCAGCGGGATAATTCCCCTGTGCCCCTGATAACTCTCCGCCCAACGGTCGGCAAGCCCCACAATATTTTCATAGTAATGGCCCAGGGCTTTATGGCTCGCGTAGCTCGCCGTCTGCAAATGAAGGAAGTGCGTCGCGGTGGCTGAATGCAGCAAAACACCTACGAATTCGGCAGCGTCCTTGTGGCTCATTGCGGCGTTAACCTTAAATTGGGCAGGATGATTGCAGTCGTAGCATCTCCCAGCGCAAACCGCTCTGTCAACTGCCGTTCGGGCGGGTAAACCAGGATGCGATGTGTGAGATCAATTTGCATCGCATTCCAGACACCCTTCTCAATTCCCTCAAAGTCATCGAGGGTGATGATGGTGTTTGGCGTGAACAGGCGCTCGAGGTGCGGCTTGTCGTCCGGCTGTAGTCGTCCGTCTAGGTGGAGCAGGTCAATCTTGCCATCTAATTTGCTGAACATTTCTGTGGAACTCCCGTGGTATTGCGTGATCTTGGTTGCGATCGGGAGTTTGAAATCGTGAGTCATGTCACAGGTATGCGTTTCCGCACCTAAACGCGACAGCACAAAGGTTGACTTGCCGATATAGGTGCCAATTTCGGCTACCACTTCGGGGCGGTAATAACGCACCACAGCCCAGAGTGCGATGAGCGAGGCGTGATTGGTGCTGCCGGTTTGGCGGGCAGGGTCAAGCTTTTCTAGCCCCTCGATGATGTGCCAGGGCAGATCTGGCAGGTCAGCGAATAAAGTGTCCCAGATCGCTCGAGAGAGTCGTTTTCGGTTTAGATTGAGCATATATTCTCCTGATGTTTGTCTTTTTTCACGTTGGCGACGACATCGCCATGCCCACCGCGATGGTGTTTTCCATCCGGCGCCATAACCCTGATGCGACCATTATTCAGGTCACAGACGACAAGACGCCAGCCGTACCCGGTGTCTCGCGGGTATTTGTGACGCAAGGCAATCGTCAGTATTTGATGCAATGGCGCACCAATGCGTTTGCCGAGCTGGGATTGGTTGAGCCGGCGTTTTACATGGATACCGACATGATCGTGCGCCACCCGCTTAACGCCGAGGCGATCCTTGAGGGGGCGGTTGCCATGACCCGGCGCGAATTTAACCGTGATGCCGTCTTTAACCCGCGGCAACGCGGCCAGGACTTCAGCGAATACACCGGCAAGACCCTCGATGAGATCTACCCCTTCGTCGGTTGTTGCACGATTACGGCGGATTGGGGCGTGTGGGCTGACCTTGCCGAGATGTATAACGTCCTGCCGGATAAGTTTCGCGTGTGGTACGGCGACCAGGAAGTGCTGCGGGAGTACGCCAAGCGTGTCCCTGTCCAACACCTCCCAGAATCGTACTATGCCTGTTTGCCGGAGTTTCTCGAGCAACACCCTGACCCTGCCATTGTCCATTACAAAGGCGCCCGTAAGGCTTTAATGCTCAACGGAGCTGCTCCGGCTTAATGGCGGTTAGGTATCGCTCCATTAGCTCGCGCACCGTAGCCTCGGGATCTCGAGCAACGTAAAACTCCCCGCGGGGTTCAAACACTTGCCGAAATCGCTCCTGGCTCGGGCGTAGCTTTCCCTTTTCGACTTTGATTTCGACCCAACACACCCACGGTGTTCCGTCGGGCAGATTCCGTACGACGAGACGATCTGGTACGCCACCGTTTGAGGCGTAGTCGTGGACGGCAAACCCGGCTAGGGACAGCGCCCGGCCAATAAGGCCATCGTTCGCATCCCGCCTCGCCTTGTATCTCATTTCGTGCCTCGTTTACGCATCGGCCTAACCAGATAATCCACCACGTTCTATTGCTCCGCTTTAACTCTGGCACGAAGTTTCTCCACAGCCCGCTCACCCCAAAGCTGGCGTACCAGCCCAACCGTATCCCGATCCGACAACACGGCAGCAGCGCCAGCCTCTCGGATCAGTTCAGCGACCCTATCACGGTTGACCTCAACGCCTCTGGCTAACTGTGCGTCGTAGAACTTTAAGCGGTTTAGCGGAGATTCCTGTACTGCCGAATTCCACATTGCCTGATTGGAGTGGAACTGGTGTTCTAGGTTGTGACTAGGTTTAGGCTTTTCCTGTTGAACTGGTTTAGCAGGAAAGTAAGTGAATTCATCACCCATGTTCCCCCCGCCAATCGGTGCTGTCCCAATTACCTTTACCGTGGTTGCACTCGTGGCAAAGGATTTGGAGGTTATCAAGCTCTAACGCTAATTCTGGATGCGTTAGGCGGGGCTTGATGTGATCAACGTGCATTACCGCACCCGTTGCAGGGGTAGCGCCGCAGCACATACATCTGGGGCCAAACTTCAACAACGCCTCCATTCGCACTTTGCGCCACGCAAAACTTTCTAAAAACTCTGGTTTGGCGCGTTTAGTTCGCTTCGCCAACTTGTGTTTGTTGGCGCTGATTACTTCCAACATCACCGCGTGGTGCTTGTCTAGGTAATCAATGTTTTTTTCTGGCACCCCAATACACGGTGCATGGTGCATTTCTGTTAACAGTTTTACGGCTAACTTAATTGGTGATTCGCCAGATTGCAGTCCCTTACCCCTGACTGCCCTGACGTATCTGCTCGCTACCCGTATCCTCTGTGCTTCTGTCATCTTACCCATGTCTTAATACCTCAATGCTCGGAAGCCCGGGGGAATGGCCCCCCTACCCCCCACTTCTGCGGAAGGCAGCGAGGCCAAGCC